TGCTCTGGCGGCAGCCCGGCCACTTCAGACACCACTTGGTCAAGCACCTGCTTGGGCAGCAGCTTAACCGAATGAGTAGGCCCGCCCAGATCACGCTGCGCCTGCGCAGCCACAGCCGCATAGCGCCGTACGCTTTCTGGGGAAAAGTTCGACTCATTCATGGCGTCGTATGCTTTTTTGGCCGGATTTGAGTTTTGAATCGTGTAGCCGGCGGGGTCGGCTTTCATCGCGCGCATGCGTTCCGCCGCGGCAGCCTGGACGGCTTGCAGGTAATCCACGTCGCCCTTAAACCCGCCGGGGGTCATCAGCTTTGTTTCTGCGTCCTTCAGCATACCCACCATGTCAGAGAAGGGCACGCTCTTTATCTCGGTGCGGGCCTTACCCATAGCTTCCGCATTGACTATGGCGGCTGTCAGTTTCGGGTCGCCGCCGGCTTCTTGTACAGACAGCCCATTCGCCACTCCGGCTGCGCGCTCTGCAACTCGCTCCGCTACCCGCAGCCGGTATTCCGCACGCTCGGCGCGTTCGTACTGTTTGATGTCAGTGGTCAAGGCGTTCATGGCGTGGGCGTATTGCGCCCCCGTCAATCGCTGCTGCCAGAGGGGGTTCTTCTCCAGATCGGCCTTTATTGCGCGGGCTTGTGCGCTTGTGTTCGCGCCGGCTACTATGGCGCCGATGGCCGCCCCACCCAAAGCGTAACGCTGGTCTTCCTTCAGCTTGTGGCGTTGCGCGTCCGTAAGGCCGGGGAAGTCAAGACGGGCAATGAGGTCTTCTTGCTGCGCAAGCATCGCGCCCAGCTGTTCCGGCGCCTTCTGGACAGCAATCATGTTCTCTTGAAACACGCCTTTTACGGCGTCGGCCGCAGCACGTCCAGCGCGGCCCGCCTGCATGCGCATGGCGTTGTCTACCAAACTCGCGCGCAAGTTCTCAAGGTCGGTGTCGAGAAGCTGCCGCCCTTCCGGATGACTTTCGTTCTCTAGGGCTTTGCCCTTGAAATCGTCAAACGCTTTGTTGAAGCTAGACACCACATCCGGCATGTCGGCCTGCGATGCCTTGTCTGCTTCGTTTAAGTAGGTGAGAAAGTCATTGCGCCCTTTAGCCACGACCGCATGCCCACGAATAGACGCGCTGCGCCTGGCTTCCGCTTCCTGCTCTTTGCGCAGCCGTTCTGCCTCTTTGGCGTCTTTTTCTCGTTGGGCCAGATAGGCAACGGCCTCCGTCTGCCCCGCATGCCCCAGGCCGACCAGTGCCCTGCCGATGCCGTCCTCGGCTTCTGCTCTGCGGCCCCCGGAGATCACTCCGCCTTCAAGACTCGCGGTGTATGTTGGGAGTTTTGGCATTATCCGTAGTTCCTTGAATTGTAGCCGGACACGAAATCGCTGTACCCGCTGTTCGTCGGCAGCCGGTTATAGGCGCCGTAGGCTTTCGCGCCGCCGGACAGCAGTTCGGTGCCAGCCTTCAGGTAGCCTGCCTTCTGCGCCTGCTTCCCGCTGAAGGTGTCAAGCGCGGCCGTGTTTTGATAGCCCCTGGCGCGCTGCTCCCCCTGATACAGCGCGTATTGCTTCTCCAGTTCGCCCTGCGCCGCCACGTCTCCCAGCACGTCCAGCACGCTTCCCTGACCCGCCTCACCACCGGACTTGCCTTGCGCAGCCCGGATAGAACCCAGCCGCAGGTAATTCTCTCGGTCGAGTTGCCCTGCCTGCATGGCCGCATCAGCCCGCGCAATCTCCGCGTTCTGCATGCTGATCGTGGCGTTGAAGTCCGCCGCCGCCTTTGCGGCTTTGCCCTGCTGGATAGCGCCTACCGCGCCCACTGCCGCCGAAGCGACTAACAGCATAGTAACCGGGTCTGACATGATCCTACCCCTTGTTGAACCGCACGTAGCCGATGTGGGCCTCGCCCTGCGGACCGTAGTCCTCCAGGCAAGGCGTCTCGACCTTGAACCCCAGCATTTTCGCCCACCGCTGGCCCTGCGGAAAGTCCGCCCTGACCGTAAGCTCTATGCGCCCCGTGACCTTTTCCAACGCGGACTCTACTGCACGCGTAATAAATCGCATGTGGCGGGAAGTATGCGGCGTCATGTATGTCCACGCCTGGTGCCGCCCCGGCCAGTGTTGGAGGGTGCCCCCGCATGCGATCGGCTTCCCGTCTATGACGGCGCTCCAGCTGTTTTGTTTTTCCAAAGTCATCAGCGTATCCACGTCATACGGCATTCCTGTCCCTTCGGCCGAGCCTTGCTCCAGCAGCCAAGGCATGTGCCAGCGTCGAAACGGGACGATTTGCCTAATCACTGACATTAACCTCCGGCATCACCGCCAGCACGGTCGCAGGGAACGGCCCGTTGCAGCGCCAGTAGACCTGCGCCAGCTTGTCGTAATCCCCTTCAAACCGCTCCTTCACAACCCCAGTGAACAGCGCCGTGGCCTCCCCGAAGTTGTCCCCGAACTGCGTCTGCAGAATCTCTGTCAGGTTGTCTGTATCCGGGCCGTACATCAAGCCCAACGTATCCATCAGCCAGAACCCGACCTCATGTATGCGCTTCGTCTTGCCCTGCGACGTGCCGTTCTGCGAGCCGCCTTCTGCCGGCAGGGTTTGCCCATCGCTGTTATAAGCGTAACCCAGCGTGACGACTGTCGCCGCGTAGTTCAGTTCAATCTTACCGTTTGTGACCGTCACTTCCGGATGTGCTGCGCCGTCGATATACGGAGTGACCGTTTCCCCTTCGAGATGCCACAGACCAGTGACCGACGTGCTGGGCGAACCGTTCGTCACTGTCCAGCCGCAGTCCAGTTGAAAGGCGTCTTCCTGCGCGTCCCCGGACTCCCATATCTTGCTCAGATACTCGACGTAGCGTTTCACGCCGCCGTTGATGTATCGCTTGACCACCATGTAGAGTTCGTCGCGCGTGGCGTCCGGAGACGGCACTACAGCAATGCTCTCGACGACCGGGATGGCGGTGCCTCCGGCGTTGCTGAAACCCCCGAGTTCATGCCGGTGCCAAGCCACTACGTCCTGATCGCGCTCATACGTGAAGCCCAGCAGCACGCCATCTGAACGAACACTCCAGACGATTGCTTGCGGTTGCTCCTGGTAGGCCAGCTCCCCCATCGACGGGCGGGTGATGTGTTCGGACAGCAGCGTCATGTCCGGGGCCTTGAACCCGTCAACCTCGAACACGTAGGCCAGCTCCCGCAGCTTGCGTCCGGCCCGCTGGACGAACAGCACTGCCTTGCCGGCGGATACAGGAGCCACGTCTGCGCTGCCGTGCTTGGTCGACGGCTTGGCAGATATGTTGGTCGGGGTTATGGCTTCGTTCAAAGCCGAGGGCTTGACCTGCCACTCGCCTCGGCTGGTGCCCGCAAGCAACCCCTTCTCGTTTGCCGCCAGCCACTTGATTGCGTTCACGTCGTCCGCGTTCAGCGTGAAGGCCACCGCATCGTCCGCAGCTACCGTGCCATCAGTGCCGGAAGGCGAGAAGTTGGTGTAGAGGCCGACCTTGGATCCGTCGAGCCGTTGCGGGGTTGTTGCCGCGCCAGCGAGGAACAGACGGTCATCGTAGAACGTGCCGCAACTCGGGAAGCCGGTTGTGTCTGACCAGACGCCAAGCCGCCAGTTGACTTTGGCGTTGGTGTTCGTCAGAGTCGAAAACACTTCGGCGGTGACAGACACCGTGGATGTGACGGTCAGAATCTCCGCCCAGCCCCAGGTCGTGCTTTCGCGCAGACGAATCAGGCGACCCACATCCGTTGACAGGAACCCCTGATTGTCGTTGATGCCGGCGACGGCGCTGGCAGTGATCGTCACGGTGCCGGTTGCCGCGTCTGGGGACAAGGTGGTCGTCTCGGTGTTCAGCGCGCCGTAAGGTCCGTCCGTGAAGTCCAGATCCGAAAGCGCCCATGACAGGGCCGAAGTCCGCACCAGCTTCTGCGGCGGAAAGTCCGGGTGCAGGACGAACAGCGTGTCGGCAGACTGGACAATCCGAATGTCCGGCAAGTCTGCTTCGACAAAAGCCGTTGTGACTTGGAATATCTCAGCCACGGTGCCTGCCGACGAGTAGGTGTCGTAGCCTGTGCTGTCGACCGGGGTGGTGCCGTCTGTCTCATACAACTCAAAGGTGTTGGCTCCGGTGTCGACATTCTTGACCACGAACTCTCGGTTGTTCACTTGCGTCATGCCTACAACGCCCGCGATATAAACTCGATCGTCGTTGGCGTAGGTATCAGACCCGGCGTAGGTGAGAACCGCAGTCGCCGCTTTCGAGATGCCCGATATGTTCTGCGCAGTCTGCGTCAGAATACCGTGGCTGGTAAAGAACCGGATGTATCCCTCTCCAAACTCCAGAATATAGGTCTGCGTGACCGAATACTGAAACGGGAACAGACGACTCGTTTTGTCGTGGTGTCTTGTTTGATGCAAGTAAGCCGTGCCTGGGCGACGGGTCCACGCGCCTTGCGTAAGCGGGATGCCGTTCAAGCAAACATATAACCCGTTTGCATACTTGGCAATATCCTGCCGGCCGAGCATCAATGCGCTCAGTTCCCCGGCGTTTACGGCGTGCTGGATCAGGGCTGCGCGGGCCATGTTACCTCCGCGCGGCCAGCCACGAATCCTCGGGGAACTCCTCTGCGGGCTTTTCTATTGCGCCAACCATCCGGGCCTCGGATATGGCGTTTTTGTAGGAATCCTCGATCTTGCTGAAGTCCGTCACCGAAGCGTCCTTGATCTCGGTCGCACACTCCAAAGCCAGCTTGGTGGCAAACGCTTCGACGAACAGCGGGTCGTAGAAGGTTGGGTCTTCGATCTTGGCGACGTACTTGAAGGTCAGCGGAGACGCATCGGTGGACAGAATGTAAAGCCCTTCGATCTTCCAGTCGACGTGGAAGCCGGACTCGTCATCGCGGATCAGCCTCAGAAAGTCATTCGGCAGGCTGTATCGTTTCCAAGTGCCGCCGCCAACGTCAATCGCGTCGACGGAATCAGCAGCGACAGAGGCCCGACTGATGGCAAAGCTCCAGACGTAGCGGCGCAGTTCCGCGTCCCTGACCTGCTCGAACGCGGCGTTCATGCTGCGCGCGTTGGGGTGATCCTGCGTTAGACTGGAAATGCGCTTCGCGCCCAGCTTCTGCAGTGCGCGATTGGCGATCGAGACATTGCTCGTCGCCATCGTTTACTCCACTTCCAGGTCGAGCGTGATCCCGAAGGTGTTGATGATGCCGGTAGGTGTCCACGCGGCCAGTGCGCGAAGCACCGCAGTAAACTCCCGCTGCGCCAGCGTCTGCCCGGTGAAGTCGAAGAAGAACCCTGCCGGCCAGAACTCCTGCAACACGTTGGTCGCCAAAGGTTTCACCAGATGGGCGCCGACTGCCTGGCACTGCGAAGTGCCCGCGGCCACCGTGCCCAGCGGGCCGGTCCAGCCGGTGTCATCAAACCGGAATGCCGCAACCGCCTTGGCTCGGGTCGCCGCCGTAATCGGATTGGTCACGTTGTCGCCTACCGCAGCCGGAGCGTCCGGAGTGCGGAATATCAACAGTTCGAAGTCAGAGGCCGTTGTAACGACGTTGCTTGACGCCGCAGTCAGATCGATCTCGGCCGCGTAGATGCGCCCGCGCGTAAAGCCCGACATGTCGAACGTGGCACGAACCACAGACCCTGCGGTCGCGCTATTGCTGATCTCGTCGCCAGCGGCGTAGGCAGTGTTGTCCGCCGGCCGGGCGATGGTGCTGCGCATCCGAGTCACAAAGCCCATGCGCTACTCCTTACGAGTTCGCCGTGATCGGCCACAGCTTTGCGGACGCCAGGCGGTCGTGAATGATCTTCAGGTGGCCGAGCAGTCGCTGCTTGCCTTCCTGCCCGGTGAACACGGTATCGTCCCAGTTGAACTGGCAGACGCTGGAATTGTCCAGAGTGCCGCCAGCAGTGTCGAACGTCACGTCGTCTCCGTTGACTTGCGGGCCGTCAGTGACGGTGACTTGAATCGAGGCTACTGCCATGTGCTATCTCCTTTAATCAGCCGCGCCGACGCTGGTTTCAGCCGGCGTGATCTGCAGCGTTGCTTGTGCCGGAAACCCGCCTGCGCCTTCATGCCCGGCGGCGTAACGCTGAATAAAAGTTTGCATCAGCGCCACAAGTTCTGCGTCGGTCTTGGTCGCAGTGATCAGCAGGTTTACGTCGGCGCCAAGAGTCACAACAACCGGCGTCAGCGTGCCTGCCTCGTCTATGCCTGTGACCCCGCTGTTGCCGATCGGGAAACTGGTCGGCGTGCCCGCGGAGGCAAATGCGTATTCAAAGTCGGCCATGCTGTTCCTTTAAAAAAGGCCCCAGGGCCGAAGCCCCGGGGGTTGGCCTGCCTTATTCCGGCAGGGTGTAGTGGACGTGCATGGCGTGGTTGACGCCGGAGCCGAGCGCGGTGACGATAGTTAACGCGATGTCGACGTAGGCGTCGCTGGTCGCGCCGGCAGTGCCGATTGCCGTTGCGTAGGCGGTTGCGATGTTCTGCGTCCGCTCCAGCGCGGTCGGCGTGACCAGGATGGTCGTGCCGTCTTTTTCCGCCGCCATGTC